GGATGCAAGACCAACTGGACGAACTCGCCCGTTGGAAACGAATGCGCGAGGAAGAACAGAAAAACGCCTGACACCAAAGCCCGCAAATCGCGGGCTTTTTTATTGTCTTGACTATTATCCCATATTGTCCCATACTAAGCCGTCGTTATGAGGAGAACAACATGACTAGCGAATATAGAATAGCCCTCGAACACTGGGCCAAACAATTCCGCAACGGAACCCTGTCCGATGAGTTCGCAGACGAAATAGCTTACCTACTCGAAGATAAAGCGCACGATCTCAAATTGGATGAAGAAAAAACATTCGGCATCTACGATACAACGGAGACAGACCAATGAAAAAACGATACCGCGTCGAAGTCCGCCAAATCAACGTCTTCTACATCAAAGCAAAAAACGAAGACAAAGCACGGCAAATCGCTACCGAAGATTTCATCTGGGACGAAGATCAACGTCCACCAAACCATTACGGCGTAGACATCATAGTCGATGAAGTAGACAGAGAGGGGTGGACAGTATGAAAATTGACGAAGGATATTACAACTGTGAGATAAGCCGTACCGAGGATTGTGATCACGGCCCATGCACAGAGTACCTCGTAGCTGATCTAGGCATACGCTTCTACCTCTACGACAACGAAATTACGTTGGTTTCATTCCACGAAGAGGAGGAGCGAACAATATGATGATCCATATCTCACGAGACGAAGCGCAAACATTGTTGAACGCGGTCCAAGACGCAATGCAAATGTCTCGAAATGAACTGACAGAATGTTTTGTTGACGAGGAGTATGCCCATTTCTGTAATACTTTCGTAAAATCGTTTGATCTCGAACAAAAGATAATGAGGTGGTTAGACAGTGATCAAAAAGAATGAAGACAAAATTATCTGCGCCGCAATCCTGATCATAGTTTTGGGATGGATATTCGGGGTCAGCGTCGGAATACTGTGAACAAGGGGCGTAACATTTGTTACGCCTTTTATATATATAGCCAGAAAAATAAAAAAAATAATTTTTGCGTTTAAGGGTGTTACAGGTGTTACGGCGTTACAAACATATTTAAGTGTATATAATAAAAAGGTTTTCTTGTAACTTTTTTGTGTAACACCTTCAATTCAAAAATGTTACATTTTATACCTTCCCATACACTCACATAAACACCCACACTAGATTTAGTGGTTTTTGTTTGTTAAGACACAATTATAGCAAAATAAAAGGTGTTACAAATGTCGAAAACGCCGCTAATTCCGAAGGGTTTGGTGTTACGCGCAAAGAAAAAACCCACCGGAAAACGCTGGACAAAACAAAATCCAGACGAATTAAGAGGCCGCAAGCGGCTTCACGAAAACTCTCCCCTGACACGTATGCAAGAAAAGTTTGTTAAAGAATTGGTTTCAAATGACGGGACCATCACAATGTCTGAAGCAGCGGAACGCGCAGGGTATACAAAAAAATCAGCGCCTGTTCGTGCTTCCCAAATGACTAACCCGCATATCAGCCCGCACGTTTGTGCCGCTATCAAACGATATCGGGATGAATTGGACGCAAAGTTTGGCATCACATACCAAAGACACATACGAGACTTGCAGCGTATCCGTGACCTTGCTTTGGAGAACGGGGCATATAGCGCCGCGGTCCAAGCAGAATATCGACGCGGTCAGGCACAGGGCGACATTTATGTAAGCAAGTCGGAAATTCGACACGGCAGCATAGATAGTATGAGCAAAGAAGAAGTCCAAAAAGCTTTGGAAGAATTGAAGCGTACCTATGGCGCAATTGATATTACCCCAGACGAAGATGGAAGCGGGCTTGTACCAGCAATTGAAGGCAGCTTCGAAGAGGTCGAAGAGGAACTTAATTCTAACTAGAATTGAGAACTGGGCAAGCCAAGGTATTCCGGACCTGATGATTTGCGATGAACGCGGGCAGTTTCATTTTGTAGAATTAAAGTTTTGTAGGGCAAACGCAGTAAATCTTAGCCCGCATCAAGTCGCTTGGCATATCCGTCATAAGCACAGTAGCACTTGGACGCTGGTCAAAAAGCAAAGCAAACCGGACGCGTCGCCATATTTATTTTTGTTCCATGCAAGCCAAGCTTTGGATTTAAAAGCGGACGGCTTAAAAACTGAACCGCGATTGATGCACGAAAAGAAATTTTTGTGGGATGACATTTTCGGCTTGATATGTCCCACATGATCGCATATTCTCTTAGGTGCAGCAGTCTAGGAGGCGCTATGTTTTTATTGAATTGGATTGGACGTTTAATCTATGGCGCGGATTATGACGAATTGTCCCGACGCGCCAGCAAGCCAAAAAGGCGACGTAGACGATAGAAAAGGCCCCGCATTGACGCGGGGTTTTTTATTTGGTAGGATATGCGACATATCTTATATGAGGGTTAAACAATGCTAAAAACTGTTGAAATATCACGGGCAAAGAAAACCAAAGGAATTGCCGTGACATATCGGGCGGGCAAAAATGATATGTTTGGAACATGCCCCAGCACTTGCAAGCTTAACGATAGCGGCAAAGGTGCAAGCGAAATTGATCAAGAATATCTGGACGCGTTGCTACATGCCAAACCGTCGCGGGGTTTATCGTTTACCTATTCGCATTTTAACCCTCAATTTTGGGCGCAAAAAATGCGGGCGGTAAATAAAACCGTCATAAATTTTTCGACCGATACGCCAGAACATGCGACGAAACATTGCCGCGCTGGCGTTCCGTCCGTTGTAGTAGTACCCGAAACTTTTTGGTACGGGCGAAAAACCGCCGCGCCACACGGTAAAACAATTGTGCGTTGCCCTGCCGAATATCAAAACCGTTCTTGCAATAGTTGCGGCAATGGTTTGCCCCTTTGTGCCCGCATGGACCGCGATTTTATTGTAGGATTTACCGCGCATGGTCCGAATAAACGCAAGGCGGCGGATAAAAACGTTCAAGGCGGTTGTTATGGTGCTCAAGGAAATTGTCGCATTTGGTGGAACGAAACAAGCGAAACGGCACAAGATGAAACGGACGCGGAAAAACTAAAGCGTTTTGTTTCTGGTTTGCCTCCGCGGTCAATTATTCGCCATCATGTGGCGGGGGATATAGGGCAATGATAAACCAAGCCGGAAAAGATTGGTCGGAAAGATTGGACTATGTGGAAGTTATCCAAACCGAATTTGGACCTTGGTTACGTTTGATTACCGCGGACGATTTAAAAAACGTTTCGCCAGATTGTTTTTCGCTTTCTGTTTTTCACGGTAAAGTGAAGCACGGCGTTCCGGTTACTTGTTTTGATTGGCGTAGTAATGAAATTTACTATTCGAGAATTATTGAACCGGATGAAAACGGTTTGCCGCAAAGATATGCAAGGATTGGCGGAAGTTTAAAAAAAATCCCTTAAAAATTAAAGCTTGCATAATATGCGATAATATAAGAGAATAGGGGCGGGCAATTCCGCCCTTTTTTATGAGGTTAAAAATGTTGAACTTGGAAAACGAAACTGGAACGCTTCAAAAGCTTTTGCAAACTGTACTGGAACAAAAAAACAGAAAAGAAGACTTTGTGACATCAACAGTGAACTTGCAAAAAACAACGGACGCGGACGGAAACGCGAAAATCGTTATTGAAGCAAGGGGCGGGGAACCAACCCGCATTTTGAACATCAATTCCCACGCGCAAGGGCAGATTGCCGCCGCCGCCGAAATTGATACAAGGACGGCCCGCCGGTTGCAGGAAAATTATCCGGTCGAATATGACGCCCTTATAAATGCGCGTTGGCAGCGCGAACCGGCCAACCGCATGGTCCGGACCTTTTTAGACGGTGACGAAACGTCCGGAACGGCGCGGGCGTTTGTTTCTGACAAATTCAAAACTTTTGACAATGCGGACCTTTTAGAAGCGGCATTGCCTCAATTGATTGAAAGCGATGCGCAATGGAAAATCGTTAATTCGACCGTGACCGAAAAGCGCTTGTATATGCGGTTAAAAAGCGAAGTCCAAACCGGCGAGGCCGCGGTTGGGGATCATATGGCAAACGGGATTGGCTTTTCTAATTCAGAAGTTGGGGCGGGTTCCGTAAACGTTTACCAAGTTTATTGGACGCTGGCTTGTTTGAACGGTATGCAAACCGAAAACAGAACGCGTTCAAGTCATATAACCAGCGCACGGGATAGCGCCGACTATGGACTTTTGAGCAATGAGGCAAAAGACGCGGACAATAAAGCGCTTGCACTTAAATTGCGCGACTTGGCGGGGGCATATGCCAGCCGTGAAAGCTTTGACCAAATTCTCGACAAAATGCGGGCCGCGCACGGCGATGTAGTAGAGGGCGAATTTACAGAAATTCCGGAGCGCGTCGGATCAATCTTGAAATTGACGAAAAAAGAAAATTCCGACGTCCTAAACGGTTTGATGCAAACCCTGCGTCAAGATGGATATAACAACGCCGCGCAACCGATCACACGTGCAACGCTG